TTGAAATGGTGTAGGTTGAATCTCCACTTTAACATTAACGGTGGCTCTCATAAACTTAAAGCCTGTGAGTTTATTGGAATACATTGGATTAGCTATAATTATATCTGATGGATAAATGTGAAACAGATCTACACCTTGAACTGCAGTTGCAGCCCAAGTAAACGTTCCAGCCAATATGGGTCTAGCTAGAAAATCAGATATTTGAGAATAGCTAGTCTCTTGTGAAGAGATGGGCAACCTATCAAAATCATAGCTTGTTTTACGCCCCTCATCGACGTGAAATGTAACAGTTTTAGTAACTAGGTCATCTGGACCTTTATCATCATGAACCTTATTCATGTCAGTTGTCATTGTTGAAGCAAGTGCGATTCTTAATATGCCATACACTTATTTGACATACGCATCCGGTTTTGGCCGGCAATAATCTCCATAATAGTATAGGTTTGCTATACGGGGTATAGTGATCAGTATTTCTAAATAGAAAACCCCTCTTGCTACTAAAAGTACGGACGTTGACCCAAAAGCCATTCACCTCCATTGGTACAATTAGTTGTTTTAAGGAATCGCAAGATATCCACCCTTATACCCTGGGGGGTGTATTAGGACTATTGATTGTAGTCATCCCGCGCGACACAAAGGTCTTGCAGGATTTCTACTTTGTCAGCTCTGGGTATATACCCAATATTTTTACCAGCTGACAAAATTTTATTTATGAGATCTAAAGAATGGTGAGTTTCATGGATAGATAACTCTTGTATTGCCTTATCTAATGTATTATAATACTCATCCATATTAACTTTATTATGTTTCATCCAATGTACAGATTTCATTATAGAATTGATATCAAGGCAACCAACAAATCTTTGGTGCCTTTTGTTCCATTTGGTAGTACGTTTTAAAAACGTAACTTGGTCATAATATCTGTACTTATAAGTAGAATCATCTTTAGCATCTGATGTAGCGGTAATTCCAATGATCTGAAATTTTTTAATTATAATATCTTCAGCAAAATAATCATAATATCTCCATGCAGGATTAGTAGTAAACTCTATATCATCACCATACATTATATGCCTATTATACTTATGATATTCATCTAAATACGCATATATTTGAGGAACAGTAAGGTCCAATATAGGGCTATCACTATATCCATTTACTATATCTTGAAATATTAGTAAAGCCACATAATCCACATACAATGCTAAGGTACCTGTATTATCTATACCCGTATCAAATTTTCCAGAAGAGTTACTTCCTAATCTTTCATAAGCTAT